ATCTAATCTATATTTTTGGCTTATAACATTTAATATCATTGTTCCGTCAGCAGTAGTAACGTCTCTACCACTATCTCTTGATACGTCATACCAACCTACTTGATAATTTGAAACATAATCTAGTTTTACGTTATTTACATAAATATCATAATCTATACTTGCCATATTAATCTTTCCTTTCTTTGTTCCCTTTTTCTAAGGCGCTACACTAGTTTTATACTTCTATAGGGCAAACTCCTGTTTGTCTTGTAACTCTATTTATTTTATCTATTACTACACCTTCGTCAGTATGAGCATATATTGCTATATCTCCAAGACCATTTTCACTTATAGCACTCTTAACGGCATTATAAACACCTTTTTCAATACCACTAACAATTTGGTCGTTATTAGCAACAGTTGTTCTATTACCAATTTTACCAACCATTTCTGGTCCTGCTTCTCTAGCCACAAATAATTGACCTGATGATAACATACCACCATTTGCCATATATGGTATTTGTGGAATAGATATATAAGATAATTTGTTTTCAAAAGGTTTAACTCCAGCAATTTCTATTGATTTCAATTTACCAATTACTCCGTTGATTGCATTAAATGGTTTTTGAACTATAGTATTAATTCCACCTATAATTCCATTTACTACAATTTTAAATGTGCTTTCAATACCTTCTTTTATTCCTGTAAATATTTGACCACCTGTACTAAATACGTCTTTTACTTTTTTCCAAGCGTCTTCAAATTTAGTTTTAAACCATTCTGGTATTCCTTCAAATGTTTTCTTTATGCCTTCCCAAGCCTCACTAGCACCTTTTTTTACGTCTTCCCAAGCATTACCAAATTTTTCTTTAACTGGGTTTTCAATGTTTTCTTCAAACCACTTTTTTGCTTCGTCCCAAATGTCTTTTACTTTTTCCCAAGCAATATCTGCTCCTTTTTTAATATCATTCCAAGTATCTTCAAATTTCTTTTTAATATTATCTATTTTCTCTGAAAATTCATTTTTCCATTCATTAAATTTTGTTTTAATCTCTTCAATTTTGTCTGATATGGTTTTTTTGATATTTTCCCAAGTTTCTTCTACTTTCTTTTTTGTGTTTTCCCAAAAAGTATCTATTTTTTCTTTAATTTCATTTATTTTATCTTCAAATTTTTTCTTAATTTCTTCCCATTTGTCAGAAACATAATTTCCAATAGTATCACCAACAGTATAAATTTTTGCTAAAAAGTCTGCCAAGTCAGACCCAGAAGCCCATTCTGCTAAAAAGTGCAATGGATTGTCTTTATTTTCTAGTGCTTCATCATAAGTTGCTTCAATTGATTTCATACTATTTTTGATTTTTTCTTCAGGCGTTAAATCGCTTTCTATATCGGATGCATTTTTTCCCAATAATATATCGTTATTTATAAGGCCTTTAGACCCGATAAAAGGGTATGTTGTTAAGTTAATTATTTTCCACCAATCCATAAAGTTTTCTGGTTTTTCAAATCCCAAAACATTTTTTGGATTTAATGCTTCACCACTATATAATGTATCAAACATATTTTTTGAAGTTGTACCTATGTCCCAGTTTGATTTTACACCTTCTATAACTGCTGCTACCAAACCAACACCACTAAATATAGAAGCCAAGCCTCCACCTGCTGCTGCTCCTCCTGCTGCTCCTCCTGTTGCTCCTCCTGTTGCTCCTGCTGCTGCTCCACTAGTTGCTCCTTTTGTAAGAGCAGCAACTAGTGCATTTCCAATTAAAGTTGTAACAATATTACTTGTTAACATATTTGCGATTGCGCCACCTATTATAGGTGCTAATAACATTAATTTAGTGTCCCAATCTAGTCCACTAATAATATTAATAGCGTCATCAATTATTTCTCCCCAATCTAAGTCTTTAAATAGAGTTTTTAATGTTGTCCATATTCCGTCTGCCAATTTATTTAATCCATCTACTAATTTGTCAGTCGGTATGTTTTTTATAGCACTATTTATTGCAGTTGCTAATTTAGAACCAAATTCTTCAAAATCAAAAGTTTCTATAAAACCTGTTAACGCTAATATTGCTACTCTTAATTTGTCTGTTAATGTTCTTCCTAATGTTTCGGCGTCTAAATCTTTTATTGCTTTATTTACCATATCAGCAATTTTTGTTCCAAAATTTTCCCAATCATAAGTTTGAACAAATGTATCTATAAAACCAAAAGCAGTATTAAGACCAATCGCTATATAGCCACCCAATTCTGCCCAATTTATTTGGTTAGTATAATAATTTAACATTAAACCTAAATTTGTAGCAATTTCTTTTGCTATTTCGTCGATTTTTTTACCAACAGTATCATAAGTGAAACTTACTTCATTTGTTTCTTCATCAATTTCTTTTGTAAAACCTAACCATTCCATAATAGTATCTCTGATTTTGTTTGCATTCATTTTAACGTCATACATACCATTATCATATTCTTCTAATGCGGCTAATAATCTCTCATCTATTCCAGTAGATATTCCACCACCTCCACCACCATAACTTGAAGTTGGTGTTGGAGTAGTTAAATTATTAATTTGGTCAAATCCTAATACTTGTTTCTTTAATTCTTTGATAGAATTTGAGGCTCCACCAGCGCTACTACTTATGTCATCAAGACCGTCTGAATAATCATCTAAATCATCTGCATAACTGCCTAATTGTTGGTTATAATCAGTCATTTCTATTCCAAAGAAATTTGCTATTGTCCTTGCTAAGAATTTTATAACCATTATAATAGCGTTTACATAAGGTAATATAGTTGCAAATGCGCCAATAAATAAACTACCTATTGCTGCTTGCATTTCATAAAATTGTTGTCTTAATATCTTTAATTGGTTCGCAGGGCTCTCTATAGTGTTTGCAAAGTCAACCATAGCGTTTTTAGCCTGTCTTAATGTAGAAATATATCTCAACAATTCTTTTTCCGCTTGTGTAAGTTCACTTACAGATTTTTCTACACCTAACTCTTCCATTAATGGCTTGTAAGAAGTTTGTGTAACGTCTATACCATAATTTCTTAAAGGTTTTGTTTGGCCTGCATAAACACCTGCTCTTAAACTCTCTGCTGCCTTAGTTTCTGTAGTATTATATAATGACGCTAAGTCGTATGTTAACTTAGTCATATTTTTACTCATAAACGCAGCAGTCTCATCACTTAAACCGGCACTTTCACCCATTGCTTGGAACAAACCTTGATAACGCATTGTTTCTTTTTTGTTTGTACCAAAGGCTTCATTCAAATCATTTTGAAATTGAATGGCTTCTTTACCAAGTGTACTAAATGTTTTTTTACCATTTTTTTCAACATTGTTAAATACAACGTTAAATAAATTTAATTCCTCTGTAGTATCTATTGCTTTTGTTAAGAAATCTTCATAGATTGTAGTTCCTAAACTTGCAAATTTTCTTAATAAACTTTCTATATTGATAGAATTAACTGCATTTCTTAAAAGGTTTATTTGTGAAGAAAAACTTTTAATTCCAGCGCTCGCTGCAGCAATGCCAACCTTAAAAACAGTTGCATAATTAACCCATTCTGTTTCGGCGTCTTGTGTTACTTCTGCTTGTTCTTCTATTTTTTGGTTGTTTTTTGCCATACGTGCTTCATTCAAAATCATAGAATTATTAACTTTGTTTATTTGCTTAGTTAATTTTTCTTTTTGTTTTGCATTTTCTTCACTTTGGTTTCCTTGAAGTTTTAAAGCCTCCTCTAAATTTTTAACTAATTTCTTTTGGGCAGTAAGAGTTTCATTTAACAATCTGTTTCTTTGTTCTAACACTTCTACGCTTCTTGCGTTATTACCATAAGCAATATTACTCGCTTGTAATTTAGTTTTTAAAGTATCAATAGTTGAAACGAGTTTTCTAATGCTGTTTTGAACTCTTTCTACGTCAGCAGTAAATTCAATATCTACGCTATTTGCAGCATTGTTTGAAGCAAATTTTTGTATATTTAGAGGTATTTTTTTTATTTTATTCCTTTCCATTTTCTTTCACCACCTCTTCCCTCTTTTCTGTGGTGCTACTCATTTCTTTGCCCTTTTCCTTAGTTTTCCATAATGCTTGGACTTGTGCTACTCTTCCTTTTAATTCTATTGTGAGTTTTTCTTTTTCACTAAGTGTTGCCTCTGTAGGTTCTTTTTTTTCTTCCATTCCATAAGGTTCTAATGGGTATTTATAATTGCTCTTACCAAAAGAATTTGAAAGTGCAATAGATAAAGCGTCATAAAAATATAAACCCTGAAGCCAAGCATTATAGTTTTGCATTTCTGCTTCCCTTTTAACTTTGTTTATATAAGAAAAACGGTATGCCCAAAATAGTTCTGGGTCTTCTTCCCAAAATTCTTTAATAGACATACCGTATTCTATAGCGGACGGAAGCAAGTCTTTAAACCAATCGGTTAAATTTTTATATTGTTTCCCGCCCTCATCATCTAAAGTTCTGTTATTGTTGCTTTCTTCTTTGATTTTGTATCGGAAAGGGCAGATATAAAAGATTGGTATTCTTCTAATATGAAGTTTATTATTTCCATTATATCTCCACCTTCTTCTTTATATGTTTCCATAAGTTTTAAAGCAAGGCTTTGATTTACGTCAGAATGATTTTTTAAAAATCCTGAAGTCCATATCATATCTATATATGTAACTGGTTTTCTAGCAAATTCTTCTACACTAAATCCTCTTGCTTCTAACCACACGATACTATCTCTACTTATTTCGATAACATAATCTTTATCATTAATATTTATTGAGCATTTTCTCATATTTTCCCTCCATTATTGTTCAGTTTATATTATATACTTGCAGCAATCTTTGCAGCAACTTCTTGTGAAGTTAAATCTGCTGGTGAACTTGCTGGTACAGTATGTAAAGTACATTCTAGTACAGCACCTACAGATACTTCATTATGCCAAGTTTGGCAAACACCAGAATATTCTACACCAGTTCCGTCTGGGTATTTAATAAGTATATCTTTTTCTGTATTATCACAAACAGCCTTTACTGCAGTATAGTTTGCTTCAGTATAGTTGTAAGTATAATCCATATCTCCAGTATCTGGTCTATCTGGAATATATACCTTTGTTGGGTCACTATGTGTAGTAACTTCTAAGTTACCTCCTGCTTGACCTGTAGCAGGTGTAGATTTGATTTCTACTAATATAGCATTTGCGTAAGTAGCGTCAGTTTTTGGCTTAACTCTTAACTCAATACCTACGTCATTCATTCCTTTTGCCATAGTTTTCTTTCACTCCTTTATATAATTATTTTCCCTTAATAATTGCTAGCAGGGTATATCATTAAATCTTCGTCTCCCCATTTGGTATCTAATATTCCCTCAATTCTTATAAAATCTCTACGAATATTACCGTCTATATTCTCCATATCATCTTGTCGAGATACAGATACTTTATAGTTTTCATTAAAATAGTCTTCAACCAATCCTGCGATTTCGTCTGTTATAACTATTTTTGATACTTTAGTGTTATTTACAGTTTTATCATTAGAATAAACATTAATATCTATTCTAAATGGGTATGTTCTTTCGCCATAAGTTAAATTATTAAATATTTGTCGTTCTCTAACTAATTGAACTGTAACTATTGGAAATACTTTGCTTTGTTCTGTATAAACCTTAGTAATAACCGGAGAATAAATAGAATTGGTCTCTATATAAGTTTTTAATTCTGGAAAAAATATTTCATTATATAATTGTTTAACTCTCATTTTTTACCTCCGTTACTATTATAATTATCTATTGCTTGTTTTATATCAGTTTTGTATTTCTTTGCGGCATTTTTTCTTAACTCATCAACTAAACTTGAGAACATATTTTTACCAGCCATACCAGTAGTATGGTGCCAATGCCCTTTTTTCCAATACCACCAAGTGTTTTTTGTTGTATTGTCTTTGCAATATGGCAATCCATATTCTTTTATGGCACCTTTTGGAATTTTTCCTTTTTTGGGAGTTGGAATATTATATTGGTAACCAGCCTCGTCGGCTAGTTCA